GTCTCGCCGCCGCAAATATTGTCACCGCCGCAACGCAAAAGGTACTCGGAGTTGCGACGAATGTCACGTCGGTCGGGTTCAAAGTATTGCGCGGAGCAATTATCGGGACGGGTATCGGTGCGCTCGCCATTGGGTTGATCGCCTTGGTGCAAAATTTCGACAAGGTCAAAAAAGTTGTACTAAACCTCATCCCGGGTCTGGGTGCCGTCGCAGATTTCATCGGGAACCTCATTGAAAAGGTCGGTGATTTCATCGGCATTACATCCGAAGCCGAGCGGCAAACGGCTAAACTTTTAAAGGAAAACGCCGAAGCGATAAAGGCCACGGAGCGCGAACTCGAGGTAAACGGCGATAAATACGACGAGTATACAACGCGAAAGATTGAGGCTAATCTAAAGTACCGGAAGTCATTTGAAGAACTCACCAAGGATGAAAGCCTTTCGATCGCCGAGCGTGATAAATTCATCGCCGAAGCACGGGCAAGGGCGGATCGCGACATTGCGAAAGCAAACGCGGATCGTCAAGCGTCGGTCGATAAGGCGAATAAAGAAGCCGCAGATAAGGCATCGAAGGCGGCAAAGGAGGCGGCGGATAAACGCAAAGCGGCGCAAAAGGAACAACAACAAATCCAAGATGAAGGGCAAAAGGAACTCGCCCAACTAATCAACGATAATGAAAAGGCGATCACCGAAACGTCGATCGAGAACGAAAATGACCGGGCAAAAAAACTGATCGACATTCAATTAAAACAGGACAAAGATCGAGTAAACGCGACCAAATTATCTCAAGAATTGAAGGATAAGATCGTCGCCGAACTCGAGAAAAAAGCGCAAATCGAGCGCGATAAAGTCCAAAAGAAAATCGACGACGAGGAAAAGAAACGCGCGGAGGAAACGGCGAAGCGTGTCGCAGAGATCCGAACGGAGATTGTCGAAAATTCTATCACGGACGAAACCGAGCGTCGATTGTTTGGCATCCGAGCAAAGTACGCCGCCGAAATCGCGGAGGTCGAAAAGGGCGAGGGCGATGTCGCGGCATTGGTTGCGGCATTAAAGGAGCGGCAACAACAGGAAGAGGACGCGGTCGAACAAGAGCGAAAAGAAAAGAAAGCGGCCGAACGTATCGCGGAACTCGAAGAAATCACGGCGAACGATCAACTCGATTTCGAGGCACGGACGGCGGCAATCGAACAACTCAAAACGCTGAACCAGCAATACCTCGACGATCGCCTAATATCGCAAGAGGAGTTCAATAAGAACGTCAAAAAATTAGCCGACGCGGAGGTTCAGATCGACAACCAAAAACGCGCACAACTCCAAGCGAATCTCGCGGCTTACGCCCAACTCCTGAACCAAGCGGCGGAGTTACTTGGTAAAAATACTGTTGCGGGGAAAGCGGCGGCAATCGCAGCGGCGACGATAAACACGTTCATTTCCGCATCGAATGCGTTCGCCACAATGTCCAAGATTCCTCCGGCTCCGTTCGTCGGTATTGCCGCCGCTGGTCTTGCCACGGCGGCGGGGATCAAGCAAATCCGGGAAATCGCCAAAGTTCAGGTACCGGGCGTTGGCGGTGGAGGGGGTGGTTCCGTTCCGTCGATTCCCGCGCCGTCTGCCGGAGGATCCCTCCCCGGCATGAATGCCGCCGCTCCATTGGCACCGGATCGGCCATCGGCGCAAGTATTCCGGCTCGACCAACAATCGATCCAAGGCATAAACTCCACAACACAGCGGGCATACGTCGTTGAATCCGACATCACATCATCGCAAGAGCGCGTCACTCGTTTAAACCGCGCGGCAAGGTTAGGGTAATATCGGGGGGGAACTCGGGGGAAAGAGACTATTTACAAAAAAGAGCATAGCATGAACGAAGAACTACCGGTCTACGAACTTACTATATCCGAAGCGGACGAGGGTAATTTCGAGGTCGATTATATCGCACTCGTCGATCGTCCGGCGATACAACGGAATTTCCAAGCGTTCAGCGATTTATTCATGGAGCCGAACGAAGGCGAATCCGAGGACGAGTTCATTGGGCGATGCGTTCCGAAGATGATCGGCGAAGGTTACGAACAAGATCAAGCCGTCGCGATGTGCTACGGTCAATGGAGTAATCGTGCGAAAAACGGCGAAGATTTCGAGGAATCAATAAAGGACATACCGGACGACGTTCGCGCCAACGCCCGGAACGCGGTAGAATGGGCGGAGGAAAACGGATGGGGTTCATGCGGTACTCCCGTCGGGAAACGCCGTGCATCGCAACTTGCGGATCCGTCCGGAGCGGTATCGCTCGACACCGTCCGCCGTATGTACTCGTTTTTGTCCAGGCACGAAAAGGATCTCGAATCATCGAAAGGATACTCTGACGGATGCGGGAAACTTATGTACGACGCATGGGGCGGCAAAGCCGGATTGAGATGGTCGCGCAATGTACTCCGCCAAGCGTCGGAGGTTAAACTCGCGATCCAAGATTCAGCGCAAAGGATCGTGTCCGGCGCGTTGATGATCCCGGATAAATTGATCCTCCGCCGTGATCAACAAGGGGAATATTTCATTAAGTTTTCGCCGGAGACCATTAAGCAAATCGCGATCCGGTTCGCGAAACAAGGATACCAGAGGAACGTCAATCTTCAACATGATAAAGATCAACGCGTCGACGCGGTACTATTCGAATCATGGGTAAAGGATTCCGAACGCGGAATCGGCGGGATGAAGGGATACGAAGATTTGCCCGACGGAACATGGTTCGGATCCATGAAGATAACCGATGACGAAGGGTGGGCAAAGGTCGAAGCCGGGGAGGTGAAGGGATTTTCGGTCGAAGGGATATTCCAATATGAACGCGCCGAGCAAACAAAGGATGAGGAAATAATGGCGCGGATCATCGACATCCTACAATCCATCGGGTAACAATTTACGCAAACCACTAATTAACGACATGGCGGGCAACTTTCTTCCGGCAACCTACAACATAAAACTCACGAAGGGCAACACGTGGCAATCGACGTTCGCCATCTTCAAAGATTCCGTTGCGGTGAACCTTTCCGGCGCGGAGGTGCGAATCCAGATCCGGCGCAAGGCAACATCGACGACGGCGGAGGTAACGATTACGGAAGCGGATGGAATCACCGTAGGGGGTGCATCATCGAATGAGATAACCGTTTCCAAGCGCGTCAATATCGCCGCCGGAGTTTATGTCTGGGATATGCTCACCATAAATTCAGGGGTCTACAAAACATACATCGGAGGCAAATTTGAAGTGGTCGAGGAGGTCACCGAACCCGCATGAGTTACGAAATAAACATAACCGAACAAACGGTAGAAATATTCGACGGACGTTCATTTTACGGATCGTTCTATTCGACGCAAGACCAGACGAACGCGGGAGCGACGGCGACAAATAAAATGACGTTGAACACGACCGACATAGCATCCGGAGTATCGATCGTTTCCAATTCACGGGTAACGATTGCGAATGCCGGGATCTATAACATTCAATTTTCCGCGCAACTTGACAAGACTGATTCCGGGGATGATGCCGTCGAAATTTGGCTATGCAAAAACGGCGATCCGGTCGCGAATACGAACACGCAAATAACACTCACCGGAAACAACGGAAAACACGTTGCAGCATGGAATTTCGTAGTCGCAGCGTCCGCCGGAGATTATTTCGAATTGTGTTGGCACTCCGCCGACACCGGGGTATTTCTAAACTACGTCGCCGCTGCATCGAACCCGACACGCCCGGCGATTCCTTCCGTCATTTTAACCGTAAGTCAAATATGAAGTACATTTTAATCGCATTCATCGCGCTATTTTCCGTCACCGGATACGCGCAAGATTCAACCGCCGTCGATTCCATTCGTCCGAACAAACGACCCATTAAGGAGGTCAAAATTTGGCGCGATGGCGTTCAATACGACGCAAACGATATCGATGTCGTCATCGCCTTCGACAATTGCGAATCTTCCGCGACCATTTATTACAAGTTGTCCGATTCTACCGGAGCGATTGTCGCTGATGGCAACATAACGATTTCCGGGGCGGATTATTTGAATTGGGCATCAAGACCAAACCACAACCGCACGGCGACCAATTACGCGATGCGATATCTGAATTTACAAGAGGCTGCACGTCGTCGAACGATTCGAGCCGCCGCAAAACTCACACAATAAAAACCAACGTACAATGAGTAAACTTTTCACAATCAATCTCGCCGACCTCGCCAAAGGTGCGATCGTCGCCGCTCTAGCCACAATCCTTGGCATGGTTTCAACAATCCTTTCCGCCGGGCATCTTCCGGTCGGCGATGATTGGAAAAACATCGGTGCCGCCGCATTGACCGCCCTCGGCGCGTACATCGCGAAGAATCTTTTCACCAACTCCGGTGGTGAGTTCCTCGCCGCTGAAAAGCCAGCGAACGATTGAGGGTCGTTCCTAAATGGTACACATCGTAAACGTAACTAAATACAAGCAAGATGAACGCAAAAGAAGCACTCGATAAGATCCGCCAATTATTTGCGGATGCCGAAAAGCCGATGGAGGGCGAACCCGCTCCGGCTAAAATGGAGGCGAAAGAATACGTCCTCGATGACGGCACGAAAGTAATGGTCTCCGAACTCGAACCCGGTGGCATGGTCGCCGTGGTCGCCGAAGATGGCAGCACCGCTCCCGCTCCGGCTGGCGAACATAAACTCGCCGACGGTACCGTCATAACGGTAGCCGAAAATGGCGTGATTACCGCCGTCGCTATGCCCGCTCCGCCCGTAGAAATGCCGGAGGACATGAGCGCGAAGTTCGCAGAAATGCAAGCCGCCGCCGCATCACTCCGCGACACGTTCAAATCCGAGAACGACGCACTCCGCGCCGAACTCGATGCCGTAAACGTTAAACTCCGGGGATTGGCTGACGTAGTATCCGCACTCGTCGAAATGCCCGCCGCGGCTCCCTTACAAGAGCCTCGGAACGCCTTCGCCGCAACTGGATCCACGAAGGAGGACAAGTTGAAGCGCGTCGCATCAATCTTTGACCAACTGAAAGAAAGAAAGTAAACAATAACACAAACAAGAAAAACCGTATAACATGGCATTTTCACTCGGTACATTAACCGCCTACGTAGAGCAAAACGAGCAATTGCTCGTCGCATCTTCCGTCCTCGGCCCGAAAACGGCTGCATTGATTCAGCAATCCGGTAACGTTATGGCGGGCGTTAAATCCGCCGAAACGATCAACATCATGGACACCGACGCCATTTTCCAAGCGGGTGGATCATGCGGATTCACAACCTCTGGCACCACGACCATCACGCAGCGTCAGGTTACCGTCGGCAAGATCAAAGTAAACGAGGCGCTCTGCCCGAAGGATCTCG